CAAAGAATAAACCGTCTGAAAGGGTAAAGCAGATCAATGATGCCACTGGTGTTGCTCTTGACTTTAATGTAAAATATCAATACCCTTGCTTTAACGCACATGATCTAGAGAAAGAGATACATATTTATTTAGAAGCCGAAGGCTTTAGAGTTAATAAAAAGAAAGAATTTTTTAATATTACCGTAGAACAGGCCGTTTCTGTTATTGAGCGGATAGGAGAACCGTACAAAATGGTAGAAGATGAAAGCATTTCATAGGGATACAAGAGTAAAAATAGCTCATAACCCTACCGGAGAGTTAGTTAAGGTGTTAGTTCTTGTTAGAAAAAAGAGAATCGCGGTGCAACTTGCGCGTTTCGCGCGGCGGGCTAAAGGCTTTTTAAGAAAAAGTTGCTGCTCTGCATAATTTTTCGTATATTTACATGTAAAATTAAGGTTATGTATATTATATTATCAATTATTACGTTCTTTGTATTAATTAAATTACTATCAATGGTAGCAATGATGTGGAAAACCAACGGTATTTACATGCTTCCTCATATTATAGTACTAATTTTAAGTTTATTTCTACTAAGTTCTTGTGAAAAGGATGAGGTTTTAAATGAAATTTGTGTAAATGGAGACTGTTCTGCTTACTTTACTGTACCGTATCAACAAGATAGTAGTGGTTATTTTCATGTTAAATTAGATTATAGTGGGGAGCATGATCCGTACTTTATAATAGAAGCTTATGCTACTGCTGTTGTATCGGAATATCGCTATAATGACACGTCTGTTGTAGAGGCAGAGTTTAAAGGTGATAAAACTCTTAAAGTTCTTATAGCAGATCACTTAAATTCTTATGAAATTATACCGGTTGTCCAAGAAACTTCAATATATTTATCCGGTAATTCCGATACTCTCTTTGGTCGGCGTACAGTTGGACCTATTCCTCCTAGCATGATTGGAGATACTTTGAATGTAAACGCAGAAATCTTTTGGGATGCAGGTATGCAATCTAAGTTTAAAAATTATTCTTTAAAATTTATTATAGAATAGTTGATTCTTTGAGAAAAAATCATTATCTTAATTTATATATTAATAAAGTATATATAGTAATATAAATATATATAGATAAATATAATAATATATAATATAAACTATAAAATTAATCTAATATGTCATTATCGGCGGAACAAATATCAAAAAACTACGAAAAGCATCTTAAAATTATAGATACTTACATAGTAGACCGTAAAGATTCTATTAAAGCTATGCTTAAACATATGGAAGAAGCGTATGTCATGGCTCCTGCTAGTGGTAAGACTTGGTATCATAACGCTTTTGCCGGTGGATATGTAGATCACGTTAATAGAGTTGTGGAATATGCGGTAAAACAGTCAAGGTTATATAGAGAGATGGGTGGAACAATAGATTACACCGAAGAAGAACTAGTCTTTGCCGCATTATTTCACGATTTAGGTAAACTCGGTGATGGGGATCAACCTAATTATATACCTCAGACCGATAAATGGCGTCAAGATAAGCTATCAGAGATGTATACATTCAACCCAGACTTAGATTTCATGCTTATACCAGACCGCTCTCTGTTTATCTTACAAAAATTTGGTATAAAAGTTAGTCAGAAAGAGTTTTTAGCCATAAGATGCCATGATGGTGTGTTCGATAAAGCTAATGAAGCTTACTTTTTTAGTCATGTTGAGTCATCTAGACAAAAAACCTCCATTATCTCAGTGCTTCATAGTGCAGACTTCTTAGCCTCTAAGGTTGAGTATGATATGTGGAAGCAAAATGGTGGTTCCACACAGCCAAAAGCCCATAAAACACAGTCTTCTACAGGAAAACGTGTAAATTCTTCAGAAGGACTAACAAATATGTTAAAAAACTTATAATATGACTACTTATTACGTAATTATTGGGATATTAGTTGTGTTTTCCGGAACTTTATCTTATATTATTTTTAATTTACTAAGAAAAGTAGAAAAATACGAGGATGTTGTGCAAGACCAGACACAATATCTACAAAATATATCAAACGCCGTAGGCGAAGGTCAAAAGCACCTAAAAAATCTTGATGAAAAAGGGGTATTTCAATCAGACGATGAGGTCGGTTATTTTTTCGAACAAATGAAATACGTACAAGACGAGCTAAACCGATACATGCTCCCCCAAAATTATGGCAAGAAAGAGAGCGAAAGCTAATTACTTCACAAAAGAGACAGAAGACTATATAGTTAAATTTAATACATCTACAGACCAGGAATATAGAAAGAAAATATTTACTGACCATATCTACCTTCCCTTTTATAAACTAGCAGAGAATATTATTCACACCTTTAAATTTTACTACACCGATGTAGAGAAAATAGAAGATCTCAAACACGAAGTAGTTGCAGTACTTTACGAAGAAAAAATAATGAAGTTTGATCCAACTAATGGAGCTAAAGCATATTCATATTTTGGTACAATAGTTAAAAGGTGGTTAATAAACTACAATAACGTTAACTACAAGAAGCTTAAACAAAGAGCTACTTTTGAATCTATAGAAGATTCATACGAATCCAATCAAGATTTAGATGCAAACGGTAAAATAACTTTAGCTAAATTTGTTGACAGTTGGATAGACACTATGTATGACCAGCTAGAACTTTTATTTTCTAAAGAATCAGATATGAAAGTTGCAGATGCTGTTTTAACAGTTTTTAAATCTAGAAACGATTTAGAGATATTTAAGAAAAAAGCTCTCTACATCTACATCCGAGAAATGACTGAATGTGATACTCCCCAGCTGACAAGAGTAATTACTAAATTAAAAGAAGAGTTCAAAGAACGCTATCAAGAACTATACGATAGAGGTTTGATTACAAACAAATCTTTTTAATCTATTTATAATAAAAATTTATTATGAGCTTAGATAAAGAAATATTCTCAGGAAAAACTCTATCTGATCTCTTCGGTGAAATCTACGACAATTCAAAAGAAACAAAAAGTCAAGTAAAAGCACTCATCGGAGAGTTAAAACCTCTTATTGAAAATATTGGAGATGCGACACTTATTGTACCTATGATTAAAGAGTACATGGAGATAGGTGTAAAGAATGACGAGCATTTGATTAAGTTAGCCACAGTAATTCAACGTATAGAAACAGCGCAAGCTAAAGGTGAATCAGGTGAATTTGACTTTAGTGATCTACAGGATTTATTAGAAGAGCAAGAACAGATAGAGCAAGAGCTAGAAACTAAACAAGAAGACCAGCAAGAAGAAGATGGCATTTAATCTTGGATTAAAATATAACAGAACAGGCGGAGCAGCCAGCGGCGGCGGTGAGAACATTAACGGCCGTTTTGGTCGAGTAGTTGATATAATAACCGATTCTTTTCATCCTGAATATAAAAACTACGGTAACACTCTCTCTCTAAACGGTGTATTCTACAGACCTATTACATCCAGTGAACTAGAAGATACCACTACAGATTTAAGATTTGCTTACCAAGGGGCTAAGTCTATAAAAGAAGTACCTCTAAAAGGAGAAATTGTAGAAATACAAAATCAACCTAGTAATGAAAGAGTAGATAATCCCGGTAGTTTAAAAGTATACTGGACTAAAATTATACCACTATGGAATCATCCACATCATAACGCCTACCCTGACACTATACAGAGCGGTGAAGGAGATGCTAATTTAGGAAAAGAGTTTAAAGAAGAAACCACAATTAACCCGCTACAACAATTCCCAGGTGATATTACCATGGAAGGTAGACACGGACAGTCTATAAGATTCACAGGCACTAAATTTGACTCTAACCCCTGGATAGATGATTCTAATAACGGTAAACCTCTCATAGTAATTAGTAATGGTCAAAAAGAAACTCAAAACGGGGACGAGACTATTATTGAAGATATAAATGAGGATCCTTCAAGTATATACTTAGCTTCTGATCATAAAATAGAATTAGAACAAGCTAATGATAAGAGAATTGCTTGGGAAAAAATACCATTAGACTCAGATCAATACAAAGGAAAACAAGTTTTAATTAACTCAGGTAGGTTATTTTTTAATGCTAATGAAGAAGGAGCTTTTATCTCTGCTAAAGAACAAATAGGGTTTAACGCTAAAGAGATAGGAATTGATGCTGAAAAGTACATAGGGTTAGATGCTAAGAAAATATATTTAGGAGAAGCAGGTTTTTTTGAAAATGAGCCTGTTTTACTAGGACAGCTAACCATAGATTGGTTAGATGATTTTTTATCTAAATTTGAAACAGTTGCAAAAACACTTTCTACTCTTCCCCCTGCTCCACCAGCAGCAGTAGCTAAATTGATTGCTACAGGAGCTTCCCTTGTACCAGTCATACCAGCCCTTAGAAATCTTCTTAAAACACTTCCATCTAAAAAAGTATTTACTGAATAATGCCTTACGTTAATATAAAACCTCCGAAAATACAAGGCGCTGTAGCTAAAATTATAGGCAAAGCTCAAGGTAAAGTAGCTGAAGATGTTACAAAGAAATTAGTACCTCTACTAAACAATGTTAGAAAAGAAGGCTGCCCTAATCTTAAAGGCGTTCAGAGCAATGAAAACAAAATAAACGGTATAAACAGATCGTTATCTAGGGTCGACAGAAGAGTATCTAAATTTAAAAAAATACCAAGAACCACATTAGCACCTGTTAATGCATTAGAAAAAATAGTGAGTATTATTAAAAAGATACCGGTACCTCAATCTGTACCGCCTGGGTTTGGACTACCTGTAGCTATTACAACAGTTTATGCTGACCTGCTACACTTAATAAAAGAGAAAATAGTTCAAGCAAAAGAAATAGCAGAATCTGTAGAAGCAGTTTTAGAAACCCCAGAAAATTTTTTAAGTTCTACCAGAAACCTTATTAATAGAGCCTCCTCTGCTACCCTTAGTTGTAAAGTTCAAGCAAAACTACAAGAAGAAGTCAATAGCGGAAATTTAAACATAAAAGATCTCCAAGCATCTGGTGTAGTAGATCAAGATGAAATTTTTATTTTTTCTAAATTAGTTCCTCGATTAATAGGAAACCTTACACTTAACAATGACGGTACTCTATCAGATAGTAGTTCTGTAAATAATCTGAATCAAGGCACAGGTGCAGATGGTTTAAAACAAGCTCAAGAGCAGTTAGAAAAAACCCTACAAGCTTTAGATAAAAGCGGTATAGATCAAAGCGTCAAAGATGACTTAAGAAAACTAATAGGGAGTTTAAGAGATCTATCTGCTGCCGACACTGTTAACGAACAGCAGTTTGGAGCATTTAATTATGTAGATGCTAACGGAAGAGTATTTATCCTTGATATCGTCAAAGATCCTAAAGCACCGTCTATAGCACCTAGAAAATTTGCTGTAGCTAAAGACCCGGTAGAAGGGGTCGTGTTACTTAGAGGTACTCCTTCTTTTACAACTGATATAACAGTCCTATTAGATGAAATAAAATTTAGATTAGACAATCAACTTCCATAACCAAACTATTTATATATATGAAACTCGATCAATTACGTAAAATAATCAGAGAAGAAGTAAGAGCAGCTGTTAAGGAGGAGTTACAAGAAGTAATGAATGAAGCTGTTAAAGCAGCATCAACTCCACAACAAAGCTATACACAAGTGCCTAAAGGTCAACCTAAAAAATGGTCTGTAGGTAAATCAGCTACATTAGATGAAATGCTATCGGCAACAAGATCAGAAATGTCCGGGCAGGACTATAGTAATATTGTAGGAGGTGCAGGAGTACAAAAACCAAATTTTGCATCTACAATGGCAACTCAAATGAGTATAGAGAATCAAGGTCCTATGCCAGGTATTGATATCTCTAAATTAGATTTCGTATCTAAAGCTAAAAATGTTTTAGATGCAGCTAACAAAAAAGATAAACAAAGAGTAGGAGCATTATAATGGCGTTTGAAGTTAAAAAGATAGATCCGTTAGATTTACAGCCTAGAAAAGCTATAGGAGTTGCACTCCCTTTTTCTAGTACAGCTGTATTTAACTCAACTTATCAGTCAAAAGATGCGTTGAAGACTAATCTTATTAACTATTTTTTAACAGCAAGGGGTGAAAGGTATATGAATCCCTTATTCGGTAATGCACTTCAAACATTATTATTCGATAATTTAACTGAAGATAAAGTAAAGCAAATTGACGCTTTGATAAGAAACGATCTACAGATTTATTTCCCTAGAGTCCAGCCAGTAGAAATTAACACAGCAGGAGACCCAGATAGAAACACAGTTCAATTTTCTCTTAAATACTCAGTTTCTGAAACAAATATAGAAGATGAATTAGTAATAAACTTTGAGCAGTAATGGCCGAATCAAGAGACATAAAATATATTAATAGAGAGTTTGATGATTTCAAACAGGATCTAATCGAATACGCTAAGAACTACTTTCCTGACTCTTATAACGACTTCTCACCTACGTCTCCCGGTATGATGTTTATAGAAATGGCATCATATGTAGGTGATGTACTTTCTTTTTATCAAGACACACAACTACAAGAAACCTTTCTTCAAAACGCAAAAGATCCTGCTAACCTTTATACCTTAGCCTACATGATGGGCTACAGACCAAAAGTTACATCTGCCGCACAAGCCGAACTTACTGTGACACAGAGGGTAGCAGCAACAGGTGTAGATTATAAACCAAACTGGAATCAAGCATTAAGGGTATCACAGAATGCTATCATACAAGCCGACGTTTCAGGAAACCCTACATTTTTAACTGATAAAGTTGTAGATTTTAAATTTTCAAGTTCTTACGATCCAACTGATGTAAGGATATACTCAGTCGACGGAGGAAACCCAGCAGAATTTTTACTAACAAAGAAAGTAAACGCTTCCACAGGTACTATTAATACTACAACAAGGACTTTTACTTCTGCTGAAAAGTTTGCTACAATAGAAATAGAGGATCAAAATATAATAGGGGTATTAGATATAACTGATAGTGACACTAATACTTGGACTGAAGTTCCGTTTTTAGGTCAAGAAACAGTTTACGAAGAAGTCACTAATACAGGAACTAATTCTAACCTAGTCCCTAATTCTCTAAGATTGAAAAAGGTACCTAGAAGGTTTGTAACTAGATTTACTTCACAAGGAGTCCTACAAGTACAGTTTGGTTCTGGAATAGCAGGATCTAATGAAGATACTTTTCTGCCTAACCCGTTAAATATAAGTGAAGACTTAATTGATGGAGACATAAACGAACTTAATAAAGCTTATGATCCATCAAATTTTTTATTTACTTCAACATACGGATTAGCACCAAATAATACTACCCTAACTATAAGGTACCTAACAGGAGGAGGAGTAGAAGCTAATGCACCATCTAATACTATAAAAACAATATCCGGTGTAACTTCTACTGCTACTGATTTAACTTTTCAATCAACCTTAGCGTTTAATAACGAAAAAGCTGCCACAGGAGGAAAGGACGGAGACTCAGTAGAAGAATTAAGACAAAACTCTCTTAGGTCATTTGCTGAACAACAAAGAACAGTAACCTTGCAAGATTATACTGTTAGAACATTATCTTTACCTTCGAGGTTTGGATCAGTATCTAAAGTATTTGCAACACAAAATCAAGCTTCTAGTAGATCTACCTCAGCATTAACCTCTAATCCATTATCTGTAGATTTATTTGTATTAGCACTAAACAATCTAGGAAAACTTATCACTGCTCCTACAGAGCTAAAAGAGAACCTGAAAACATATCTCTCCCAGTATATCATGGTAGCTGATGGAGTTAACATAAAGGATGCGTTTGTAGTGAATATAGGAGTAAACTTTGAAATTATTACACTTCCTAATACAGTTGCAAGAGACGTTCTACTACAGTGTACTGAGAGATTAAAAAGTTATTTTAATATAAATAAATGGTCTATAAACCAACCGATTAATCTTTCACCGATTTATACTGTACTTGATCAAATAACAGGAGTGCAGAGTGTTGAAAAAATAGAAATAGTAAATAAAGCTGGTGGAAATTATTCTGAATACGGGTACGATATAGCCGGAGCTACTAAACGTAATATCGTGTATCCGTCTTTAGATCCATGTATATTTGAAGTAAAATTTCCCGATGAAGACATAAAGGGACGAGTAACAACATTATAAGATGGCAGTATATAGAATATATCCAGAAAAAGACACTTTTATTTCTAGCGAACCTTCAATCGCCGGCACCTACGGTAATGCAGGAAAAGATGAAATATTAGAAATAGGTTCTTATCTTGATGATAATTTAACCGCTAGAGCTAATCGAGCTTTAGTAAAATTTAGAAATACAGACATCTCTACCGCTTATAATTTAGTTAGCGGCTCCCAATATATAACAAATCTAAAAATATACCTAGCAGAAGGAGGAGAAATACCTCAATCATTCGGATTATTAGCCCATCCAGTTACAGCCTCGTGGCTAGAAGGAACAGGTAAAGCATCTGATGAACCTAAAAATACAACCGGTACATCATGGAAATATACCGATGCACTAACCACAGAGTGGGCTACTTTAGGAGGAGACTTCGATACTGATATAATTAATTCACAGAGTTTCGATCTATCCTCAAACTACGATATAAATTTAAATATAACTGATATAGTTAATGAACAGCTACCTATAGGCTCACGTATTAATGAAGGTATTTTAATTAA